ATTTATTTCCTTGTTTTAAAATTGTCCTTTTTTGGTGTTCTGTTGTGTTATAATTAAAATTACTTTCAACCATTAAATTCCTTTGAAATGTTTTATCACTTGTTCTCAAATTCTCTTTACTATTTTTAAACATAAAAAGGTCTTGTATTGCACCAAATTTATTCACAAATGAAAGTTTATGGATTGGATATTTGCATTCGGTAATTCTTTCAACGTTAATAGTTGTAGAAACGGCAGGATCTTGATTTTCAATTACAATTTTATCAACTGCACCATAATCAATACTATCATAAAAAGCGTCTACACAAATTGTTCTTATAGCCGATCCAATTACATTAGCATTTACCCGATCATAATAATTCCCACCATCTTCCTCGTAACAAATATTTATTACACCATTAGTTGATTGATCACTTTGAGGAATACCAACATTTTTTACAAGCGATCCTTGATCATAAAATTTAACTGCATTTGTATTAAAACCATTTACATTTACACAAGTTTTCTCATTTACCGGTATTTGCATACACAAATTGGATTGTAGTAAATCCTGCAATGCAGGTAAGTAATTCATTCCATCTGTAAATTCAGTATATCCATCAGCACACAAATTAGTTTCCCCTAAACTGTACAATGCAGTTCCACTTACATCAAAAACTGTATAATCAAATCTTGACCAAATATTTTCATCCTCGGTATGCGTACCACTATAAGTCAATGTTAAATAATCTCGTGTTAAAGAAGCAATTTCAAAAATTACAAAATCTTGGTTGTCTACTACAAATTTGGTTAAATTGTATTGATAACCTGCAGGTACAGTATTCCTATTTCCTTGCCAAAATCTTAAACCTATTGCAACATAATTAGCACCGGTTGTTGGCAGGGTTTTTATGTAATATGGACTTCTTAATTTTATACTTGTATCGCTCATAACTATCGTAAATTTTCTTCTATATCTTGTGAATAGGCAACCATTAGGTCTAATTCAAAATTTGGGGTGAAATATTTTTTATAGGCTTTAGTGAAAAAGAATGTTGGTGCTATTCCTTGATGAAATATACTTTTAGCAATTGCAAAATTAATTCCTTTTCTTGCCATAAATCTCCCCTTACTATCTCGTGGTGCTATTCCTCTCCTTACTGACCATTTATCCAATTTACTTGGTGGTGGCATTTTGTTTTTATATGAATATGGACTATTTGGTGCTTTTTGTTCTCCTTGTTTGTCGGGATTATTTTTATATATTCCACTTGGATCGGCACCCTTTACACCTTGATCTACAAAATCATAATAATCTGCCATTTCAATATCAAAACTTACCACATCATTTACAACTGTAATTTCCGATGGTGCAATACTATTGCTTAAAGTTCCGGATGCATTATGAGTTTCCAAGTTTTTTTTCATTTCTTGCACCAATTCATTCCTAAATTGAGTGATCATTGCCATTGTCCTTGGATATGTAGGTTTTTTCTTAGCCATTAGAGGTTATTACAAATATCAATATTATTTCTTACAAATATGTTTGCAGTATAAGACCATCCTGCCAATTTATTCTCAAACCTATCAAAAAATGGTGTAGCATTTCCTGCGTTTGCTATTTCAAAATCGCCATTGTGTAGGCTTCCTCTGTATAAAAATTCGTTTAATTTATTTAAAACTGTGAGTGTGTTATTTAAAACAAATTGCTCATTATCATTCCCCATCAACAAAGGATCGCCAATAAGTCCATCATCTGATTTCCATTCATTTACAATGTCCATACTCATTATAGTAACATTGAAATTAAAAACACCACTATCGCCACCAAAATCCACAGTATTGATCATCATATGGCATAAAGGAAATAATGTCCTCTTATTTAGGTCAATTTGTGCAAGGTCGCCCAAAGTAACTGTGTTTACATATTCCATTGCCATAAGTTGTGCCTCAATTTTTTTGATCAAATTAAGATAACCTATTGTTCCTGCATTTACATTTGCCATTATTTAAATTTTTGTTTGATGAGTTTTGCCTCAATATCTGATTTATCCTTTTTAAATGCCAACATCGTTAAACACTCATTTATTCCTAATTTAGTGATACTTTCAAATCGTCTAATATCGCCTTTAGCGAGAGTGTATATTGACTGATACCAACCCCACTTAGTTCCAAAGCCTTGCCTAAGTCCGTGTTCCGATCCATTCCCTCCAAATAATTCATCATATCTTTCGAACAATCGATCCCTAAATGATAAAAAAAAACTATTGAACCAAATACTGCACTCATTGGCATCTGTTTCATTATATCGTGATAATTATCTCCCCGATATTCTTCAATTAGGTATTTATTACCTTTTTTAGCAATCGTGGGTCGATATAAAACGCTCATTGCTATTTGCATATTTTTCCAATCTCCGATGTTAGTATCTAAATCAATGTACTCACCAAAAGTCATATCCTCAAGTGAAGGTATAAACCCAAATTCTTGATCACCCATTTTAAATCTTTCAATCAAATATGTTTCACTATCCAAGGCATCATAAATAGTATTTACTATATCCTCAATATCAGTAATTTTTACTTGATGCAAATCCATATATGGTATTCCACAAAATATCTCTAACAATTTAGCCTTAAAAAAACTTGATTGACTTTCATCTTGATTATCCTCTACCAATTTTAAATATCGTTGATACTGATCTAAAGTGATGTCGGATAATTTTGTTGGTACTGTAATTTTAACTTTCATATTTAAATAACGTATTTTTAGGTTTATTTTTGATTAAAGGAAATTTATTTTACCTTTCTTGTGTAATTGCATAATATATTGGTGTTCTAAATGTGGTTGATGTAGGTCGCCACGTGGCTCTGTATCTCCGTAATGGTGTTGGAATGCATCATTGTGCCAATCAAAACCTATAAGGTCTAAGGTATCATATTTTTTAAGTAATATATTGATCGCCAATAAGCCGGTACTAAATCCCAAGTGTGGATAATTAGGTATTTGTGATTTTAATTCCTCACAATGTTTCCTTTTTACTGTTTTTATATTAGGGTGGTATTCTTTTATTGTTGCATAACAAGGAACTTTGGATTTGTCCCATTGCCACGAATGGAAATAAACCTCATCGTATTTCATTTGTGATTTAGTGAGATTACAATTGCAGGTAAACCATATTGTAGTTTTTGTGCCTACATCCGTTTCAAAACCGGTAATTTTAAAATTGTTAAATCTTACCACATCATCGTAACCATTAATGGCTCTACCCTTGTTTTGATCAAGAATAGAACCACCATTACCTACTACAACTATTGTTTTTTTCACTTATAGTCTTTTGTTAATTTTTTACCTAATTTGTGCCAAACCTCTCGTTGATGTTTTTCCTCGTGTTCCAATTCCATATGCACCATTGCGATGATGCTTGGTAAATCGGCATACAGTTCACGGACTGCAAATGTCAATATTGTTCCATCTTGTGTTTTAAGGTTTACCTCCCCATTTTGACCACCCCATAATTGAGTGGTGTATTGAATGTATAATTCTTTAGATTTGCCCATTTTAATTTAGTTTTTGAAGTTTATAATTGCCTATTTTTATTTGGTATTTTGTTTGATCAGAGGTTTCACCCAAAAATATGTTTCGATATTTTGAAGTTGTTTTACTGTAATCCCAATATTTTTCAGATAATACAATTGTGCCATCATTTTGTTTTAAGGCAATAATTGAATTATAGGATTGGAAATAGACACCATTATTGGCGTATATTAAAAATTGGTTTGCAATTGAATTGCCTTTGTTGGAAATCATTTGTGAACATTTCATAATTTGGTAGTAATTTATTGTTAAACATTATTAAGTTATAAATTTATTAAAAATTTTTGACAAAGTCAACTATTCTAATAACTTATTTGAAAGTAAACCTGCAAAACTTTGAGCAATAATTTGTTCTTTATCTAATTGATCATTTGCAATTAGTCGCCCACATAAAGGAATACATTCAGTTTGCACTAAAGTTCCTGCACGGAAAAAGTGTTTTTTTATTTGAACATCATTTGGTAAAATTGTGTCCGATCGCCCATAATATCCCATAATATCTCGGTCGGGTTGATCAATTGGAATAGAACCAATAAATTTTTTCATAAAATAAATGTCAAGTTGATAACCAACATTTGCAAAAGGATGAGAATGATTTTTCATTATTGAATATTTATTAAAGTTGATAAAATACGATCTTGTTTTTTGATCAGCCATTTGTAATAATCACTATCAGAACCACCATCAATTTTTTGACAGTAAGAAATTTGTTGTTTACAAAGTTGTAAATTGTGATTTAAGGTAGAAATTTGTGTTTTCATAATTGTTTTTTTTAAACTGTGATTTTTCTTCCGTGCAATTCCGATTTAATAGAATACATCAATTCATTTTCACGAGTAGTATAACATTTTCTAAGATCAGATAATAAATTGTGGTACATTTTTACAATTTCATTGTCAGTTTTAGTTGAAAGGAATTTTTTTGAATAAGTATACATAATTTGATTTGTTAATTTGTTATATGTAAATATAATACTATTCTATGTTATAAACAAATTTTAATAAGTCTATCTGTAAGTCATTTGTTCTTTTATCAGATCAATAATATCATCTTGTTGATCATAGGACAATAGGTCAAAAATATCAGTTCCTGCAATTGCAACTTCATCAAGTTCAATAACAGTCGGACTGCCGGGATAATCGTGAGTTCGTTCTTCTCCCTCGGAAAAAGTATATTTTACTGTCAAAATAATTTCGTGCAATTTTATTTCTGTCTCGGATGATTGGTACATAATTTATTTTTTAAAAATTTATATTGTGTTTTATTTGTATGTATTGAAATCAATAATTAAATTCATTAATTCATTTGCAAAATTTTGATCACGATCTTTTCTGAATGCATCAGTATACATTTGTGTTTTTGATAAAATAACACGAGAGTTAGAAAGTGGAGTTGCAGTTTTTTTACAAGGATTTTTTGCAAATTGCAATTGTAAAATTTCAACATTTTTTTTTGCGGTAAGATATTCGGGTGTAAACATAATTTGTTGGTTTTTATTGTTAATCAAATATACAATTAATCTATGTTATAAACAATAGTTAATTAATCTATCTCAAAATAAAAGGGAGTTTTTACACTCCCCAATTGTTTAGCAATTATGATATATTTCATTGTATTCGTCAATAATTGATTGTTTCATAAATTTGTTTTTATTAAAGAAAATTTCCTCTTGTTCAGTTCCCCAATGATCATAAATGAATTTTTCCCCGATTAATTTCATTTCAGAAATATTTGATGCAATGAATTGCCCAACTTGAAAATGAAAATCTTTAGGAGATAATTTATCAGTAAGCATAATTGTTCTGAAATTTGATCTTGATTTAATAGACCAAATGTAAAATTTTGTAGGATTTTTTAATGTAAAATTGTGATCAGCCATTTTGATAGGTTTTAATTGTTTATATTAATCAAATATAACACTATTCTATGTTATAAACAAAAGTTAACAAAATTATCTTATTGTAAAGGTTTGAGTTTACAAAAAAAAAATAATGTAAACGAATAAATTTACCTAATAGCATAAGAGCCATAATTTGGTCTACCTAATTTATTTACTACACTATATCTCAACGCATCAAGTGAATGGTTGAAAGCATCAATTGGTTTATTAGTCAATTGACCATTTTTGTCCTCAACATATTTGTAATTCCTTAATTCTTTAATTGTATTGATGCTTCGCTCTGTAACGTGCAAATTATATCGTCTGATCATATCAATACCAATATTAATAGCACCTTTGTAGGTAGGTTTTGCATTGAAACCCATTCTGTGTATTTCCTCAATTGATTTAGGTTCTGCACTATCACAAAAAACCTCATCTCGTCTGTCAAGGTTTAACCTTTTGAACTCATTACCTATATCTTGATTAGTCATTCCGGTTCTGTATATTAGCTCATTTACGAACATATCATCCCCCAATATGAATGTTTCTACCATTGAGGTGGGATCGTTGCTAAAACCGAAGTCTAAACCCCTTGAAACAAGTTTTGCTTGTGCAGGAATATCCTTGATTGTTTTAAAATCAAATATTAAAGACCTACTTTGTCCTCGCTCACCCAATCCATAAACTCGCCAATAATTTTCATCCGTGTTTTTAAGCCTTTCAATTTCACTTATAATCTCATTACTAAGGAATGGGTTGTCTAAATAAGTTGTTTGAAAAAATGTAACATCATCCCGAGTAAGTACCTTGTCATAAATCCAATGAAATTCATCCGATGGATTGTAGTCAATTATAATATTATCATTTGTACGAAATATCAATTGTTGCCAATCTTCAAAATTAATCTCATTTGCCTCATTTACAAATAATAAATCCCTTTTACGCCCTCTAATTTTTTGGGGTTGATCAAGTGAAATAAACTCAATTAGGTTATTATTAATGTAATACTCATTACCACTTTTTGAGTGATCACCCTCATTATAAATTTTATTTGTTTTTAATATTTCAAGGAAATCCCTCATTACAGTACCTCTAACTGCAGGAAAGGTTTTACGACAAATTGTAATTGTTTTTTTAGTATTTGAATAGCAATATTTGAAAATGATCCACAATAATATATTATAGGTTTTACCCGAACGAGTACCGCCCTGCTCAACCAATATTTTGGTCTTTAAAGTATCACAATGCCCAAAAACTCTATTCGTTGATATCTCCACTTTGTTCTTCGTCTTTACGAGTGTCTATGATTTTGATTTCAAATAATTTCTCCCCATCTGATCCGGTTATCTCTTGTCGCTCTACATATCCTCTTTTCTTACCTTTTGTTGCAAGGTAAAATTTTATTAATGAAGTATTACCATCACGTATTTGCTCAAACATTTTGCTCTCTGTAAAATCGAGTGCCACATTACCAATATCATTGACCTCTTTTTTAAATTCGGGATCATTATTATAATACTCATAAAACGTTGATCGGTGTATTCCTACATTTTTACAAGCATTGGTTACTACACCCATTGATTTTTCAAGTGAATTGATCAAAGACTTCTTTACGTGTCGGATTTTGTCGGATTTACTCATAATTTATTTTATGTATTTATCGAGGTTTATATTGTAATCATACCCAAACTCATTCAATAATTGTTTTAATTTCCCATTAGGAAAACTTTGTGATGCGTAACCCATTTTGAAAACATAATTTTTAAAATTTGTCAAATCAATTTCTTTATGATGTTCAAGGTATTCTACTATTTTATTTTTACTTGCTTGTTTTTTAATACTATCAAATATATTTTTTTTGGTCTTTGTTCCCAATTTCATAAAATAATTATGAATATTCGATGCGTGGTTATTTAATTTTAAAGTAGGTTTTGTATGATGCTTAAATTCCTTAATATCCTCTTTAATTAATTTCCTCATTATTGCAATTTGTTGATCCGTATTATCGAATAAATATGGGTAATCTTCTCCCACTAATTCCGGAAAGGTGCAACGATTTGGAACCACTACCACTTGATCATTCATAATACTTTCAGCAATGCTTATGCAAAATGTTTCGTGTCTACTATTAATTACATTTGAATGGCATTTCGATAATTCCTTTAAATAGTCTTGGTGTTTAGTAAATGATTTCACTATTGTATAAGGTTTTTTATTTATGGTGTTAATATTATCCTTATCTCCTGCAGTCAATATCACTTGAAATTCCAATCCCTCACTATGCAATTGATCAAAAATAGCAAACGTGTCTTTCCAATTCTTATATCCATCCAACCTATGATTGTAAATGAAAGTAAATTTATCATATTTTTGCCCTTGTTCTATTTCATTGCAATATCCTCCCAAACTAATTACACTCTTTTCTTTTAATAACGCAATTTTATCAGAATTTAGCACATCGTGTGCTTCTTCAAGTAACATATCATAGCAATATTGAGTGTGGAAAAAATTCATATCAGCACCCAATGATCCAACTAATTGATCATATAAAATGTGAATGCAAGGCAAATAACTTGTGATCCGTTCTAAACTTCGGTGTATTACATAATGGTGGTAATTAAAAACTTTAGGTCTGAAATCATCAACAATAGTATCTTGAAAATATCTCAAATGGTGTCCCTGCTCGACCACATTGTTCCAAATAATATCAAACGAATACTTTTTAAATATTTGTCTGAATATATTACTATTGAAATGGACTACTTGATGTTTTTTGGATTTAGGCATTGGTATCTTTAATATTTTTACCAATGAATTTAAATCGTCTTTTACATATTTCCTATTTCCATCAATTAATAAGAAAAAATTGTATTTCCCGGTTTTGAGCAATTCGTTGCATAATTGCTTTATAATAATATAATTACTGTCTGCATTTAATACATCAACAGAAAGCATTGGGTATATTAGTACATTTAATTTTGTATCTTGCATATCACGTTTGGGTATTTTTTAATAAATTCTTGAAAATCCTTTTCCATTTTTTCATATTGGTAATATGGCATAGACAAATTAATGATCACTTCATCCGTGGTTGGTGTTTCACTATCCTCTGTAAAATCCCCCTCATCAAAAGTTTCTTCCAATGCCATTACTTCTAATCCCCAATCATTCAAAAGTTCTGTGTCCCAAGTATTTGCGAGTAAATCCCAATCCCACTGACCAAATCCCACATTGTCTTTTATAATAAATTCCTCTTGTTCTTTAGGTGTCATATCCTCAATTTTGATCACCCAAATTTCTTTTAAACCGGCTTCAACACTTGCTTTGTATCGCATATTTCCACCAAGGATTACATCATTCTCATTTACGACAATTGGTCTAATTTCAAGCATTTTAGGAAATTCCTTTATGCTGTTTACTAATTTTTTGAATTTAAAATCCTTTATAAATCTTGGATTGTTTTCATTCTCACGGATTTCTCCTATTTTTACCTTTTTTGCATTCATTTTAAGTTAATTTAGTTTCTACAATATTTTTTTGATAAATGAGTTCCATTGGTGGTTGCAATAAATCTATATTTTCATCTGTCATTTGATTAATTTTATGGATCATCATTTGTTTTTGTGATGCAATATTGAGATCATTGTTGCAAATAATATCAGACAACCATAATTCTAAATTTGCATTGTATTTAGAATAAATTTCATAATTCCTAATTGCGTGCAGGACTGTTGCGTGATCACTCGATTTGCCTCTCTTTTTTAAATAATCGGCAACTTGTGTCAAATTTAAATTTACATAAGTGTAGGCAATGGTGCAAAAAAGGGCACGTGCTTCAACGTATTCCCTTTTCCTCGTATTGTTCAAAATATCAATTTCAGCCAAGGCATTTAACCTTGACACTATTTGGTCTAAATGTTTCATAATTTTATAAAATGTCTTTAATGTAATAATTATCTAATTTATTGTCCTCAATAAACCAATCAGTATATCGGCTCATACCTAATTCTGTTTTTTGTTTGCCTCTCAAATAAAATTCGTGACTGCATTCAAATACCCCAATGTCAAGGCTTGATTTGTCAAGGACAAGGAATGTAAATTGATCGTGAGTAATTCCAAATAATTCACAATAAATGTAGCATTGAATATCATACCCATATTTATTAGCAGAATATTTAAATGAGTGAATATCAGTTGTGGTTTTAATATCACAAATTCCACCACTATTTCTCAATATATCAGCCTTACCTCTGAATGGCATTCCTTGAATTATGTCCACTTTTGGTATTTCAAATTTTGATCCGTTTAGGTATTCTAATGCAATATCAGATCTTGTCAATGCATCTGCTAAACGTTTTGCATCAGATTTTTCCTTTGATGTATAAACAGTACCAAATTCCAATTTGGCTTCCTTGTAGGCTTTTGAATTTTTACTCGCCACATCCACCCAATTAAATTCCTCAAATTTTTCGGGTTCAAGGACTAAAGTGTGCAATAATCTTCCATCACGCATTCCTTGGCTTTCAGATCCTCCATATTTGTTTACATAATAGTATTTTTTAGGACTGTCCACCAATAATTTGATTGATGAACTGCTTAAAACTTGGGTGTTTAATTTACCATAATAAAATTCATCATTTATGGCATTTTTTTCTAACACGGCTTGGCTTTCAATTGAGCCATCTAATAGAGATATATTTTTCATTTTGTTAA